CAGCGGCAACGGCATTCGCATACTGGCCACCGGCACCTTCCACACCGACTGGAACAACCACGACGTGGGCATCGAGGTCTACGCTGGCCACGCGCCGCGCTTCCTGACCATCACGGGCGACGTGGTGGGCCTGCCGGTGGGCTACCCGCTGTACGAGGCTCCCGCAGAGGTCCTCAGCTCCCTGCACAGCCGCTACGGCCGTGGCCGGGCCACCGCCAACGTGATCCCCATCCAGATGCCCGAGCTGATCCCGTACGTCTTGCTGCCCGACGTTGAGGACATGGACCTACCCGATGCCACCAAGGACATACTGCTACACGGCCCAGACGAGACCGACGACCGCTCACTGGCCCTGCACCGCACCGGTGTGCAGCTCTACAGCGCGGGCTTCAGCGACGCCGAGGTCCTGTCCATACTGGCCAACAGCCAGCCCCTGTTCGACGTGGCCCTGTCCCACCGCCGTATGGACGACGAGCGCGCCTTGCAGTACCTGTGGGTCGAGCACTGCCAGAAGGCCAAGCCCAAGGCGGTGACCAAGGACTCGGTCATGGCCGACTTCCAAGACCTGAGCGCCGACCCGGAGGTGGCCGCCCAGACAAAAAAGTCTGAGGAGGCTAAAGCCAAGGCCGAGGACCGCTTCCGGCTGGAGACGGCAGCCGAGTTCGCCCAGCGCCGCAAGGCGTCGTGGATCGTCAAGGGCGTGGTGCCCATGGCCACGCTGGGCGTCATCTACGGGGCCAGCGGCTCAGGCAAGTCGTTCTGGCTGTTCGACCTGATGGCCGCCGTGGCCCGCGCGCAGGCCGTGAAGGACACCGCCAACGCCGTGCAGGCCCTGTGGCGTGGCAAGAAGATAAACCCTGCCCGCGTGTGCTGGATTGCCGCCGAGGGCGTGGAGGACATGCGCAAGCGCGTCTTGGGCTACTGCACCCACCAAGGCATTTTGCTGCAAGACCTGCCCATAGAGTTCATCGGCGAGGCACCCAACTTCATGGAGGCGATAGACGTCAAGGCCGTGATCAAGCAAATCAGGGCACGCGGCAAGTTCGACGTGATCGTGATCGACACGCTGGCACAGGTCATGGCGGGCGGCAATGAAAACTCAGGCGAAGACATGGGACAGGTGCTGGCCTACTGCCGCGAGATCACCCGGCTCACCGGGGCGATGGTCGTGCTGGTCCACCACAGCGGCAAGGACGAGTCCCGGGGAGCCCGGGGATGGTCCGGCCTTCGCGCCGCAGCCGACTTCGAGATGGAGATCATCCGCTCGGACAACGACCGCGTGGCCACGGTCACCAAGATGAAGGGCGGGGAAGACGGCGGCGAGTATGGCTTCAAGCTGGAGACCGTCACGGTCGGCATGGACGACGATGGCGACGTGGAGACGACCTGCGTGGTGGTCTACACCGACAGCAGCCGGGCGTCCGTGGCCGTCACCAAGGGGCCGAGCGGGGCGAAGCACAAGCTGATCCTCAAGGAGGCCACGCGGCTCATCGAGCTGGCCGGGTCCGGCGTCACCTTCAGCGAGATCGTCGAGGTGGTCTGGCCACAGTACCCGCGCGGCAACGAGACCGCCCGGGACCAGCGCAAATCCAACACGGGGCGCGACCTGCGGGACGTCATTGCGGCTGGCCATCTGGTTCAAACGGATGCCGGTGTGGTCAGCTTTCCAGATTAACCAAAGGAGAAACCTATGTTAGAAACCAAGTACGAAGTCCTAGCGCGCATGGAAGCCGCCATCGCCACGATGCTTGCCATGCGTGATCTGTACTTCAGCACGTTGCCCCAAGAATTTCAAATAGCGCGCGACGAGCCGCCTACCCCGACAACGGCCTATAAAAAGCCGATTACGCCCCGCCAAAGGTTGGTCGTTAACACCGTAATCGGGCTCCAAGAGTTGTCGGGCGTGAACCCCACCTTTGACGAGGTTATTGGGGCGGTAATGCAACAGTACCCGGCGGCCCCAGAAGGCCGTCGTGATATGCGCAAACACAATGCTGTGCGCGACATTCGGATCGTCATTGAGGCGGGGCATTTGGTTCAGAGTTACACCGGTGTGGTCAGTTTGCGGGACGCGGGTAGCGTGTAGGTTTTTGCATGCTTGTAAAAAATAGCTTGCTTCATTGCTTCAAGATTGCTTCAGAAGCCTTCAGAAGCAGGGCATATTGCTTCATTCGCTTCACCCCCCTTTAGGGGTGAAGCATGAAGCAGAAGCCTGAAGCCAATTTGGTAATTATTTACAAAAACTATCGTGGTGGGATTTACAATAGAAATATTTTACAAACAAACGCTTGTAGCATCGAAAAAACGGGTACACTTCATCCCATCGCAACAACGCGATGACACATACACACAGGAGTTAAAAATGGCAAAAGCAGCAAAGTTGGTGGTGGAGTTGAACGAAGGCAGCGTGGATCGTTTGGGCATGTTGTTGGCACAGATCGCTGATCTGACCAAAGAAGCCGAGGCGATCAAGGACGCGATCAAGTTGTCCGGTGAGTCCCGCGAAGGCAGCTTCTTCAAGGCCACGCTCACCAAAGACGGCGACAAGAAAATCTTCGACAAGGAGTTTTTCATCGAGCAGCACGGCGCGGTCACCTACGACGCCTACACCAAGAACATCAAATTCGACACCGTCAAAGTCACTTCCCGCTAAACCCCCCGCCCCCTCGGGGGCATCTTTTGAAAGACCTCATCATGATCCGCTTCGCATCCTCTTCCGCTCAGACCACCTTCCGTTCCACCAGCCCCTTGAGCAACGGCCAGATCGCCTACCACGCGCCCAGCGTGATGGCCGACGCCGCCCACCACTCCCGTGGTGACCGCTACGCTTTCATCCCGACGATCCAAGTGATCGACGGCCTGCGCTCAGAGGGCTTCGAGCCCTACGAGATCCGTCAGACCAAGACCCGCAGCGCTGACAAGCGTGAGCACACGAAGCACATGGTGCGTATGCGTCACCTGAGCTCGATCGCCACCAGCGAGGAAGTGCCCGAGATTATCTTGCTCAACAGTCACGACGGCAGCAGCTCGTACCAGATCATGTCGGGCGTGTTCCGCTTCGTGTGCTCCAACGGCCTGATCGCAGGCGACATGTTCAACAACATCCGCGTCCGGCACAGCGGCCGCATCGTGGACGACGTCATCGAAGGCGCGACCCGGGTGCTCGAGGACGCAAAGCAGATCGGCAGCCGCATCGCCGACTACAAGGCCATCACGCTGGACCACGACGAGCAGGTCGCGTTTGCCAAGGCCGCAGGACAAGCCCGCTGGGGTGACGACGCCCCGGTCACGCCCTATCGCATGCTGACGGCCAACCGCTGGCAGGACAACAAGGCCGACCTGTGGACCACGTTCAACCGCGTGCAGGAGAACATGCTCAAGGGCGGCATCTCCGGGCGCAGCGCTACCGGCCGTCGCATGACGACCCGCGCGGTGGGCGGCGTCACCGAGAATGTCAAGCTCAACAAAGCGTTATGGACGCTGGCCGATACCATGGCCGCCCTGAAGCTGGACAAGGCCACCGACGCGTTCGTCGAGTCCCACGAGCACGCCTACCTGTAAACCAACCCGGCCCCCTCACGGGGGCCACAACCAAGGAGCCAGCATGGCCACCGCAACGAAGACACCAACGAAGAAAGCCCCGGCAAAGCCCACAGAATCGGCTGTGGACAGCGTTCAGACCTACCGGATGCCCAAGGACGTCTCGGACTGGATCGAGGGCGCTACGGCCCGTATCACGTACCTGACGACGACCGTGGAGCGCTTGAAGCAGGAGAACAAGGACCTGCGCACGGCGAACAAGGTCATGGAAGGCCGGGTCATGGGCAATTCACAGGAGTAGGACATGAGCAAACCAGACCTGACACCCCTCGCCCGGCAGATACTTGGCCACGCCAACGTCATGCCGATGTTCACGCAGAAGGAATTCGACCGGGCGCTGGAGGAGGCCAAGGCCGAGATCATGGCCTTCGCCATCGACGCAGCCCGGCAGGCCGTGGCCATGGAGAACGAGGCGTGCGCACGGCTGGCCGACGACTGCGTGAACATCGAGACGCTGGCCGACAGCATTAGGCAAAGGCTATCGAAGCGGGTGCATTGATAGAAATATTTTTCTTGTGGGGCAGCCCAAACTGTAATTTTCTGTTACATTTCATTCATCGCAATAACGCGATGACACACAAACATACGGAGTAAAGAAAATGGCAAAAGTTACAACAGCAGTCGTTTATCCCGCAGTCGGATTTATGGGCGCAACAAATTGCGTTCCTGTTTTTGGTAAGTCGGTTGAAGAAGTTCGCGCACTGGGTCGCACTGATCGTGAGCGCTTTGATCTTGCTGTCGAAGTAGTGGCGTATTTTTATCGCGGCGTGGTTACACCTCAAGTTCAAGATAATCCTGCCGCTTTTTTCGCACCTTGGGCGCAAGTAGCTGCGCTTTAATCAACCCGGGGGCTTTGGCCCCCTCCTACACACCCACACAGGAGAAAATCATGGAAACAATCAAACAAGCACTCAAGCAAGCAGAACTCGTTTTGATGCTGGACAACCGCTACGCGAAGGAATTCAATTTGCCCGGCATGGAGGAGGACACCAAGAAGGCGTTGGCTGCGGTCCGTAAGGCCCTGCGCGTACTGAAAACCCTGTAAGGAGAGCACCATGAACAAAGTATTCGACGAGAGCCTCGATCACATCATCCGCAACGACGACGACAAGATCTTCGTGGAGCCCTACGGCGCTGACGGCGTCTGGCTGTCAATCCAAGCCCAACGCACCAACGGCGTCGTCAGCGTGGGCACGTCGATGCCCGTCGCGCAGGCCATCCAACTGCGTAACTCGCTCAACTTTATTCTTGCGGGTCTGGCCCTGCCGGTCTTCACCGTCACCGTGGTGGGCATCAAGAACCACGAGTACGCCATCGACGTGCATGCCACGGACGAGGACGCCGCCATCGACTGCGTGCTGGACCAGACCTACGACGACCTGCGCTCACTGCGTTGCGGCGAGATCGAGGTGGTTCTGTGAGCCCGGTCCAGCTCCACGTGGAGTTCAACCCGCTCTACATGCGGTACGTCGCTACGCTGGGCAGCGGTGATCCCGAGGACCACGCGCCGTGGGCGTGGGGCCACACGGAGAAGAAGGCGATCGACGAGCTGCTGGCGCTGGAGGGCTTCCCGCAGGACACGCCCTACGTTGTTTGCTAAACTGTGGGCAGCCCGGGCAACCGGGCGTCAACACGCATGGGGACTGGTCCCGGCATATTGCTGTGATCAACGGAGCCGTTAGGACAGGCCAGCCTCCAGCCGTGTTGGCGAAAGTGATTACCCCGCTATGGGTGCCGAGGACTAGCTTCGCGCCGTCCCGTGAAGATATCGGCGAGTAGCCGCCAACAACTTAAACGCGCTGCAAGATGCGCTGAAGGGGTACAAATGGCAACTGGTAAGACGATGGGCAGGCCCAAGGGCACGTCGCCCTACGCGAACAAGGCGCAGATAAAAATCGATCTGGTGGCGTGGCTTGCGCAGGGCAAAACGCTGCGCGAATTCTGCCGTCAGAAGGGCATGCCACACAACACAGTGCTATACGACTGGGAGCAAGAGGACGCGGAGTTCGCCCAGCGCATCGTGCGTGCGCGTGACATAGGGCACGACGCTATCGCCGACGAGTGCGAAGCGCTTGCGGATACGGAGCCGCTGGCCGTGTTCGACGAGCAAGGCAACAAGCGTTACGACCCCGGCAGCATCGCGTGGCGCAAGAACCAGATCGAGACGCGCCTGAAGCTGCTGGCCAAGTGGAACCCGCGCAAGTACGGCGACAAGACGGTGCTGGCGGGCGACCCCGATGCCCCGGTGAAGATTGCCGTGGACTTCGGCACGTTCGACGCGATGCTCACCAACATTGAGCTGCTGCGCCACGATGGGAAGGCGGCATGATCCACCACACGCCGGAGGGCAATGTCATGAAGCTGGGACTGAACCTACGCCGGGCACCGGGCGGCTTTCTGGCCATATGGGCGTGGTATGACTTCGCCACCTACACGGCGACTACTTACCGTTTCCGCTTGCGCCTGCACATGAAGCCGCGCATCCTTTGGTCGGTCAACAAGTGGAATGTCATTGACGACCACCTGTGGAACATCGACTGCGAGCTGGTGCCCCGGGAGGTGCTGGCCGACCTGAAGGCGGTGGAGGAGCAACACCACGCGGCTATGCCCACATGGGGAACCTAGCCGAACTGCTGCGCGACCCGCAGGTGCGGGCGCAGTATGCCAAGCTGCCCGCAACGCACCGCGCCGCGTTCGACTGGCGCGCCAAGTGGCTGCTGGCCGCGCACAAGCACCAGCTCGAGCCGCCCGGCACGTGGTGGAACATACACTTGATGGTCGCAGGCCGGGGCGCGGGCAAGACGCGCGCAGCCGCCGAGAACCTAGGCTGGTGGGCATGGCAGAACCCCAACACCCGGTGGCTGGTGTCAGCCCCAACATCCAGCGACCTGCGCGCGACCTGTTACGAGGGCGATAGCGGGCTGCTATCGGTGATCCCCCCGGTGCTGATCAGGGACTACAACAAGAGCCTGCACGAGCTA